AAAACTACCGTCACTTTAAACCACGTATTCACCTAAGTCAACAATTATTTTATAATATTTTTATGTTGACAACTGTGTAAGGTTGTCATAAAATGAGTGAAGTCTTATAACGTTATCCCCTAGAGGGGTAATGTTGTAGTTATATCTTAGATGGCATAAATTATGAACGAAAAACAGAATTTTTACGAAGAGTTTCACAATGCAGTAGAAGAATCTATGCAGGAGATCAAGGATTCTTGTAAGGAACCAGTGTTTGTTAAAATCACTGGAAAAGAAGAAATTGAACAATTTGTGGAAAGTTTATATGCAGATGGTAAGAAACCTTGTGAAAGGTTTGGTATGTCTTGGGAAATGTTAGGTGAATTAGAAATAGCGGAAGATGCTATGAAAGCTGAACATACCAAGCACATGCAGGATAGTGAAACATTACGTAAACTAATTGTTGAATATGTAGCCCTGTTACCAGAAGATACAACCATAACATATGGAGAGATTCGGGAAAGGTTAGGAGTGAATAAAGATTTCTTGGAAGATGAGGGTATCATTCTCACTGGTGATAAAGCAGTCACTGTGGTAAGGTGGTTGTTATTGAACGATATTATACCTCAAGTATTTAGGCCTATTGAAGTGAATAGAGCTTTGAGAACTAAACGCAATAACACAAGGATTAATTCTGTATGACAATTAAAGAGTTCTGATAAACGTGGTAAAGATATTGATAAACTTTGGAAACAAATGTGGTTTAAACCTTTGAAGGAGGGTTGGAAGTTATGAGTGAATATAAACATAAAGTAAGATGTGAATATTGTAATGGCATTCTTTGCGTGGATGGATTATCTGCAAGACATTATAATGCTTTCAGTAGCTATGTCTGCCCTAAGTGTGGTGAGTCGCAATGTTTCTATGATTCATCTGATAAATGGGGGTCAACACGCCAGTGGATGAAATTTTCAACATGGGGGACAGGATATTATGTAAACAAAGAAGGAGAACGTATTGATGAAACGTTATAATTGTACAGTATCAGATAAACGTGGTGAATTTGGGTTGTGCATGGAGAAATCACAATCTGGTAAATTTGTATTGTTTTCTGATTATTTCAAGCTTGAACAAGAGCTTGATGTTATGAAAAGGAAATATGCATTGTTGAAAAATAAGTCTAAGTTTGCAGATAACCTATCTAAAGGTATGGGTGTTGGGCAAGCATTTAAGGAGTCGCAGAAATGTTGAATAAGAAACAAATTGAATTTATAAAACAGGTAATCAAAGACAAAGAATACTCTGTATCAGGATGGTTGGTTTGTTACGAATGTGATTGTATTGGAGATGAAGATTATTATTGTACAACTTGTGATGGTTACTCTGGTGAGATTGAAGACACATTATCTGAACTTGTCGAATACATTGAAGAATTAGAATCAGCTTTAGAAAAGAAACAAGCTAAGAATAATAAGGTTGTTCTTGGGTCAGAGGAAGAACAAATGGAATTGTTTGGAGAGGAGTGATGTTAAATATACAGAGTTTTAATTATAAAAATTATGTAATGTATGGATGGTTTATTGAAAGTAATAATCTCCGATATAAATCAGACCTTGAAATAGGTATTGGGGTTGTGACAAAGAATAACATCTTTAAATATCTTAAATATTATGGTTATAGTAGATATTGTGATACAGGAGATATTGAAGATATCTATCACCAAATGATAGAGCATATCACTAATAATTATGTACTGGAGTCACTGAAATCTGATGTTATAAATATTGACAATTGTGCTTATGATGAATATATATTTAATCCTGAAAGATATGTTGACAAGGAAGGTAATGTAAGCTATAAGCGTAAAGATTGATTAAAAATAAGTATTGTGATACAATGAGATATGTTGCACGAATAGTTGGAGACTTTATGATTCGTGAAGAGGATTGGTTTCCCCCACTGCTGACAAGATATTTGGAAGAGGATTGGGGTTTACAAGATTCAACAGAGGAAATTTAATATGCCAGTAAAACGTGGTAAGGATAGTAAAGGGTCTTTCTATCGGTATGGTAAATCTGGGAAGAAGTATCATTATAAAGAAGGTGATAAATCTTCACGTGAACGTGCAAAGGAAAAGGCTAAGAAGCAAGGTAAAGCTGTTCACGCAAGTGAAAATGATTGATTAAAATAGATAACGTATATAGAGAGGTAAGTAATAGTGGAAACAGAATTTTATAATGGTTGTGAGAAACAAGAAACTTTAGATCTAATGAACATGTTTTATGACAACCCACACTGCGGTAGTTTTATGATGAGTAAGTGTGACGAGTGTGGTGATGAATATGTTTATATTGGATTTACACATTATGCAGATGAGTTTGATGTAAAGTTTAATTCTGAAACAAAAGTTGGAGAACTTTATATTAATTATAAAGTTGAAGATAAGTGGGAAACTGATTACTATGGAGTTATTACTGTAGACAAGTTATTAACACTTCTGAATAAACTTCCACATATTACGGATTTTATGGAAGATGAAACAGAAGAAGTTGGTATTTTCCATTAATTATTTTTAGGCGTCATGATTGATTGCAAGCAATTGTGGTGATAAATGCAGAAGATAGATAACATCTCCGCTGTCTTCTGTTTCCTATTTGTAAGGGGATGATAAGTTTGGAGAAGTACTTATGGAATTTGTCGAGGGTACTAAAATACAAGACCTAACGGGTAAACTTTTTGGTGATATTCTTGTTGAGTGTTTTAAAGAGAAATGTGGTAAACATCCTGTTTGGTTTGTAAAATGTACTTGTTGTGGTAAAGAATTTACAATGCAATCAACCCACCTTAAAAATAAGAAAAAAGGAACTGGTTGTGGTTTTGGGTGTACTGTTAGAATAAACGATGTAGTGCATACAGAGGAAGGAACCTCTATTGTTGATGTGTCGACGGATACTTTTGGAAATAATTTTTGTACTGTAGATACTGAAGATTATTTTAAATATATGACAAATAATAAATGGTATGCTTATAGAGCCCCACATAGTAAAAATACTTATGTTTATAGTAAACAAGAAGGAGAAAGAATTGCTCTCCATAGAGTTATTAATAACACGCCAGAAGATTTAGTCACTGATCACATTAATGGTAATGGTCTTGATAATAGGAAATGTAATCTTAGAGCTGTAGATTTATCAACTAATCAAAGAAACTGTGCACTTATGGTTTGTAATACGTCAGGATACCAAGGGGTAACTAAGTTAAAATCTGGTAAATGGTTGGCAACCTTAAAAGATCTGGGGGGGAAACTATTAGATTAGGCTTATTTTCCACCGCTGAAGAGGCTAATGAAGTTCGTAAACGTGAATCTGTTAAATATAATTACCATGAAAACAGTGGTAGATTAAGAGGTCAAGATTAAAGAGAAGTTATATGAAAGAACCAATATTTAAACCTGCTAGTAGAAAACAAGCTTTAATGCTGAAACGGGCATCCGATACTCAGATATTAATTATAGGTGGAGCTAGATAACCCAGTGGTTCCACGTTAAAAAACCCTGCTAATTCGAGGAAACCTAAGTCTAATGATATGGTAACATCGAGCCGAACGATTAAATTCGTGGGTGGAGAGATCATTGCTGATGAGTGTAAGCAAGTAGAGGTCAAGTGACCTCCAAACGTAGGGCTACTTAACAAGTAGAAGATATGATCCGACAACATAGGAAACTATGGAAAAGAGCTAACGACTCTTAAAACTGACTTGATGGCTGGTTCAGGTAAAACAACAATAATGAATCACCTACCACTTACGGTAGTTGACGATCCAAGAACAACAGTAGCACTGTACCGTGAAACAAACCCAATGCTAGAGGATGGTTTTTGGCCTAATGGTAGAGAAATATGGGAAAATTTACCTGATTGGGTAGATAAAAGTATACGTCCTAGAACTATTAGGGAACAGAAAAAAGAGATCATTCTTAACAATGGCGCTAGGATAAAATATAAACAGTGTGCTGATCCAAAACAAGCTAAGAAAGACGCTCAGGGACAAGAGACAACGATGTATTTGCTGGACGAAGCTACTCAGTTAGACTTTGATTTTACTGAATATTTGATGTCGCGGCTACGTTCTAGATCTAAACACTTTTCTCGTATGATAATGAGCTGTAATCCAGACCCAGATCACGAGATATGTAATATGATTTCTTGGTATCTAGATGAAGATGGATATCCAATACTAGAAAAAGATGGGGTGGTAAGATACTTCTATAAATTAAGCGGTGAAACTATATGGGCTGATTCAAGAGAAGAGTTAGCAGAAAAAACAGGTATTACAAATAAAGATGATTGGGAATCAAAGTTTTTATCTTTTAGCTTTGTGTCAGCAACTATCGACGATAATCCCGTTATGGATGAGATAAATCCGACTTATCGTGCATGGTTGGAAGGTTTAAATCCAACAGATAAGGCGAGATTACTCCATGGTTGCTGGTATGCTCGTCCGCAAGGGGCTAATTACTGGGATCGTAAGTGGGTTAAGGAAATTACCTCAAAAGATGTACCTGAGAATACTGTTGCTGTTAGGGCATATGACTTAGCTGCTACAGAAAGGAGTCAGGTTAATAAATTTCCGGATCCAACGGCTTGTTGTCGTATGGAAAAAGACAAGGTTAATAATATTTTTATCAAGGGGGACTATGTAGACTCATTTTACGATGATGTACTAGAGGTATATGGGCAATTTTGTAAAAGGTCTGGTGATAGAGATAATCATATATTAAAACAAGCTGAATGGGATGGAGATGATGTTACTATAGTATTACCAATTGACCCAGGTGCTGCTGGAAAAACTTCTTATGAATCAATGGCAAAGACATTTTCACAAGAAGGTTTTATTGTAAGATCTGACCCAACACCAACAAACAAAAGTAAATTGACACGTTTTCAACCTTTTGCAACTGCAAGTGAGAATGGATATGTTTACGTTGTTAAAGATACTTTTGATAAAAAAACGCTTGAACATATATATAAACAGCTTGAGGCCTTCAATGGTGAAAGGTCTACTTCTCAAAGAAAGGATGAGTTTCCCGATCTTTTGGCATCAGGTTTTAACTATCTAATGAAAGCAAAAGTCCGCCGCCCAATGAAAGCAGGTTCATCCACCCCAACAGAACTTGCAAAATATAAGCACCATACTTAGCATATCACGTAATATCTTGTAATGAAACTATTATTATGATATAATGTCTTATACACATTAGCTAGTGTCTATTTACAGGAGGATATGTGGCAGAAGCTTCCCAAACAAATCCTGTTGTTGCAAACGGAGCACAGTCAAGTGCTCCAAATAATACAACAAAGGAACAACGTGCTGCCAAGAGGAGAATAAGTTCTTCTGCTATTCAACTTATTAAAGATCAAATTGAATATCTTAAACCTTATGAACTTTCCGCAGCGCAAAGATTAATTACTTACGAACGAATGTTACTTGACCCAGATGTAAGTACCCCTTTCAATAAAACGAAAGAAATGGTTGAACAAGCTTTTTCAACGTACAATATCGAATATAACAAACATTCCGAAGAAAGTAAACATGCTAAGGATTATTTAGTTTATTGTATTGAAACATTATTCAACCCAACTACATCACCAAGAAGTGTTGCCTCTCATGCATATACTTATGCTAAGAACAAGCTTGCTATTTTTGAGAAAGAACTTGTTAAAATCAATGAAGGTGATTTTAAAGGTTATTGGGGATTGCAGGGTATGTATCCTGTATCATTATCTACACTTGATCAAATAAACCCTTTTAAAATATCAGATGGTGGTAGAAAGTTAGATTATGCTAGACAGTCCAGAATGGCTTTCAAAAATAACCTGTCTGAGAGTGTTAAGGATTTACCTAACACTGTTGATAGTTATGTACACATTCCTGTCAGTAAATTAGCATTATTTACAGATAGTGTTGATCCAATAAATCCTTTTGGTATTAGTATATTTGATCACATTTATGAAGAGTGGAGATTTAAGACACTTGTAAAAGAAATACTATTAACAGGTGTAGCTAAGGATTTAACAGGTACTCCGGTATTCTATGTACCAAGTATTATTATGGAAGAGGCTGAAGCTGACCCAAATAGCTGGCAAGCAGATTTTCTTAAAAACTTAGACCAACAAGCTGCAAATATGCATAACGGTGATCAAACATTTATCCGATTACCGAGTGACCCACATGAAGGGTCTGCTTCTATGCGTGAGTTTGAAGTTAAGTTCTTGGGGATCGAAGGTACGAGCAAGGGTTTCGACTTGGTTGCAATTTTAGAGCAATCTAAGAAAGCTATTTATAATGCTTTTGGCGCACAAAATCTTCTAACAGGTGAGAATGGTGGTGGTAGTTACAACCTTATTGAAGGGCAAAATTCTAATCACGCGTTTACTGTAAAACGTAATGTTACCATCATCGAAGAAGTTTGGAATAAAGATATTATCCCACAACTATTTCGTTTTAATGAGTGGAAACTTCCTCCAGAGGACGTCCCTAAATTTAAAGCTGGTGATGTTGAACCTGTAAGTTTAGATGAACTAGGTAAGTTTATGCAACGTACAGTAACTAGTGGTATTTATCCTATTGTACCTGCTACTGTAAATTGGTTCTTAGAACAAGCTCGTATTCCATATAGATTCAAAGATGATGCAACATTGGAAGAAATGTTAGCTGTTATGCCAGCAATGACTTCTCGTAGTGGAGATGGTGATGGTACATCAGGCACTGGCGATTCTCAAAATGCATCAGGCGGGGATAACAATACTGAAAATAAAGCTTGATTTAATATAAAATAGGCGTTGGGTAAGATTGCAAGCTTTCTCAATGAAAATACTAGAGGGTAGATATTATCTCTGCTACCTTCTAGTTTCCTTGTTTTTTTTTTTTTCAGGGATATGATTATAAGAGATAATAATCAATGAAAGAAAATACCTTAATAGGTAGTAAATTCCAAACACCTTCTGGTGGAGAGTTAACAGTAGTAAATGATAATGGGCTTAAAGGCAAGGCTAAAAGGTACATATGTACCTGTTCTGTTTGTAGTAAAGATGAAGAACTATTCCCATATGGGAGTATAATAACACACAGATATACTTTAATTAGTGGCGGCTGCCCTTGCGGTTGTAGTAAGAAAGTTAATTGGAAAGAATGGCAGAATAAAATAAGAGTCCAGCGTGAGTGTGAAAAGCGAGACTATATTTTTCATGGTTGGCACGGGAAATACAAAGGTAATAACACGTATTTAGATTTAGAGATGATGGTTACAGGGGTAAGGTGGGACACTACATCCCTGTCCAGTTTAATTAAGGGTGTTGGTAATATCCAAGAAGGTTGGGTTAAAACTGGAAAAGCTCTACGTAAAACAGATAGAGATATGATAAAATGTTTTATGAATACTGGTAAATTTTTAGACGGTACTAAGTTCTGGAGGAGTGAGAATACGGATCATAAAGGACATAAGACTAGGTGGAATTATATTTGCCCTAACTGCTCTAATGATGAATATGTACAAGCTGGTTTATGCTCTGGTATTTTTGAGAATAGTGGTTACCACCTTAAACAGGGGCAAAGATCTTGTCGATGTCATAACAGATATATATGGACACTAGAACAGCGTGATTACCAAATTAACAAAATTTGTAATGATGAAAATTTAACATTTTTAGGTTTAATTAGTGAAGATGAAGTATATAAGGTTGTATGGTTGTGTCTACAAGGACATAGAAATATTACCACTATAACTAATTTTATTGCTGGGAAGCGTTGTAGGGTATGCAGAGATTTAACAAGCTCTACCAATGGTTATTACTCCTCTAGAAAAGATGAGAAGGATTATCTGTATATTATTAACTTCTACGGTAAATATCTTAAGGTTGGTAGATCTTTTGATATAGACCGTAGACTAAAAGAATTAGCAATAGCTTCTAACATAAATAGTAGGTTAATTACTGTTATATCTGTTTTAACTTCTACACACCAAGAAGTATATGACACCGAACAATGGTTACATGAAGAATTGACAGAACGTGGTTTTGAATATAATAAACCTGATGGGGTATGGAGTACTGAATTATTTACAATAGATAGTTTATCTGCACTAAAATATTTGTTAAAAGATACAGATTTAACGATGTATAAAGGATAAACTACTTAATAATAGATATTTAGTCAGATAACTACTTGACTTAAATATTTTATAATGTTAAAATATATTATACATTGACAATATGATGTATTTATAAAGGAGACGATTTTGAGTGTATTAAAAACAATCACTCGTCGTTATCTTGACCGCCCTCAGCTCATGGAACCATCAGCTTTTAAAGATATAGCATCTTTACTTGATATGGAACATGGGAGGGATGCACTTCAATCTTATTTCAAACCTTTATCATCAGAAGAAAAAACTAAAGCTAAAATGGTTGACCCTTTTTACTCAGGTTATCGTTTTGATGTAGATGGTACTGAAGTAGAATCGCCCGAAGAATATGGTGTTATTAAGATTGAAGGCCCCCTGACTTATGCCCCTGAAATGCGTATGTGTGCACCTGACACTTGTAACTACCAAGAGTTAGTAAAAACTGTGCAAGCAATTGCTGATACTGGTAAAAAACGTATCATTATGGTTCATAATAGTCCCGGTGGAGAAGCTTATAACGCCATGGCATTGGCTTCTGAGGTTCGTAAGATAGCGGATGATAACAATATTGAATTAATTGGTTATGTTGATGGAATGAGTGCATCAGCTAGTTACATTTGGTTAAGTATCTGCAATGAAGTAATAGCGAACGGTGATTCTTCAATAGGAAGTATTGGGGTTGTTATTAGTTTACTAAACAACAGCGAAGCTCTTAAGAAAGCTGGTTATAAAAGAACCTTTATTACAGCAGGTGCTTCAAAAGTTCCGTTTGATAAAGATGGTGAGTTCAAAGAGGACTTCATCCAAGAATTACAAACCAGTGTTGATGAGTTATATGAGAATTTTATAGATCATGTAGCTACATATAGAAAAGATATGTCTAAAGACACCATCCGTAATACTGAAGCAAAGGTATTTAGGGCTAAAGACGCATTAGAACTTGGCTTAATAGATAATATCATGACCAACTCACAATTTAAAGAAAAATACCTAACTGGTGGGAGTAATTCTCTTTCACCTACTAAAACCAACTCAAAAGATAAAAAGAGGTTGTCAATGTCTGATAAAGACCAAACAATTGATATAGCTGCTTTTGAGGCAATGAAAGAGAAACTTGCACAGTTCGAAGCACAAGAACAAGCTCGTGAACTTTCTGCCAAAAAAGAGTCTATCACAAAATCATTAGAGAGTGCAACATTCCTTAGTAATATGGAAACAGTTGTTAGTACACTGATGAGTGCCGATGAGGCAACGGCTTCACTGATTAACACTATTATCTCAGATGCTACTGCTTCTCTAGCAACTCAAAAAGAGACTCTTACTGCAGAATTTGACTCTGTTAAAGAAGAATTGAACACAACAATTGCTTCTCTTACTGCGGATAAAGAAACTCTAACTCAGGAAAAAGAAAACTTGAAAGCTGAGTTCGCTAAACCTGACGCAATTCGTGGTGAAGAAGAAGAAAATAACCTTCAAGAACTTCCTCATAAAGAAAAACTTGCTCGTGCAGTAGCTGCTGCAAAAGCTAAAAAACAAGCTTAATTATAAGGGTATAACAAATGGCTGATTTTGATTTTAAAAGTGAAATCGTTTCACTTGGTGGTGTAGATTCTACTTCTGGTGGTTATACACATGATTCTGTTCTTGTTACTGTTACTGCGACAATGAAACAAGGCTCTCTTCTAAAAGCAGATGGTACTGAAGCTGCTACTGCTGAAGCTGCTACTATTGTTGGCGCTATTGATGACCTAACTTTCCGTCGTCATTTAGATGAACTAGAAGTTGGTGATGAAGTTTTGGCTGCTGTTGCAAAACGTGGTTTGATTCTTAATGAGTCGGCTCTTGTTTATACAGATGGTGCTATTGATGCTGCTGGTAAAGCTGCTCTAGCTGCTGCTGGCTTGAACAAATTCTCAACTGTTGCTGATGATTCAAGCATCATTTAATTTAGGAGAAAATTTTAATGACTATTAAATCTACTGGTTATAGCTTTCTAGACTTTTCAGAGCTAACCGAACTTTTCCCACGTATTCCTAAATTCCTTGGTGAACTTGGTCTATTTGGCGATGCAATGTATGGGCAATCGACTATTGCACAAGTAGAACGTGTACAGGATGGTGTTGATGCAATTAATGCTCAAGCTCGTGGTGGTGATCGTAACTACTCTGGTGCTGAAACTGCTATCCAACGTAACTTCAATGTACCATTCTTCCCACTTGACTCTAAGAAAATGGGCGCAGCAGATATTCAGGATATGAAAGATTTCCTAGATAATCCTAATATCCCAATGACTATGCAGAAACGTATGGAACGTGCTCAGAATCGTATTGCTAAGTCTCATGCTGTTCTTGCTGAACGTGCTCGTTATAAAGCATTGAAGGGTACTTCATACGCGCCAAACAACCCACTATGTCAGTATGACTATGCTACTGAATTTGGTGTTACTGCTAAAGTTGCTGCTACTCTTGGTGTTGATTTTACTGATGCAACTACTGACCCACGTACTACTATTGAACAGGGTGCTCGTGCTCACATTCAAAAATATGCAGGTGACCAATCTGATACTTATCAAGTAATTGCGATTGTTGGCTCTCAGTTCTTCGATGGATTGAAAGATCATCCACTATGTCGTGATGCTTATTCGAGCTATGCTTCTGCAAGTGAACCTCTACGTCAACGTCTTGGTGGCAACCTAATTAATCGTTCATGGGAAACTGAAGGTATCACTTACCTAGAAGATTTCATGGGTGTACAACTTGGTGAGATTGCTACTGGTGATGCATACTTCCTACCTCTAGGTATTGAAGATATGTTCCAAACTCACTATGCTCCTGCTGATCACAAAGATTATGCTAACACAGAAGCCCAAGAAATGTACATGTTTGTTGAAGAAACTCCACGTACTTCTCAGGTACAAACTGAGACTTCATTTATTCAAGTTAATACTCGTCCTGAACTTGTTGTTCACGCACAAGGTACATTTTAATAATTAAATCAATAGCTTAAGTGTTATTTAAAGGGAGGGTTGCGAAAGCTCCCTCCTTTTGTTTTATTAGAGAGGAATATATTATGAAAGAATTCACTAGAAGTCAAATGGTTTTATCATTAAAAGCTAATAAGCTTGATAATCATCGTACTGCAAATTTCCTTACGGATTTTAATTGTGCTGATAAGTTTGGTACAGTTTATCCAGCAATTAAGGTTGAAGATTTTATTTCAAACTTAGTAAAACTAGGTGCGGATATGTCAGATTGGACATATGTGGACAGTAAGTGGTTTAAAGGTTATGAACCTGTCTTACAAGAAACCACTATTGAAGATTCCGTTGAAAAAGAAGAAACTGTAGAAACCGAAGTTGTCGCAGATCAAGAATTAGATGTAAATAATGAATATGTTATTGAAGATTACAATGATTTGAAAGAGCAACCTGATTGGGAATGGGTTGATAATCTTACAAACACTTCCCCTAGTAAAAAGAAACTAGAGGAGTATGCTCGTCAGTGGAATGTAGAACTAAAAAGAAATAGGTCTCTTAAAGGAATGATTGAAGACTTCAAAGAAGCTTTATCAGCTTAAAATTCCTAATGATTCTAAATTTAAACCTTGGCTATAACAATACCCATAAATATAACTAGGGGCGTGTAGCCAAGGTTTTTTAGTTTTAACTGTAATAAATTCCTCAAAACATTTCTTAAGTATTTCAAAATTTTCAGCACTTACCTCAGAGATAATGTTTCCCCTTACTTTAAGATTTTCCGGTATTGGTGGTAGATTTGTTCGGTATTCAATAAAATATTGTTTATCTTTTATTTTCATCAGCATAGCTTCTGTTTTCGTTGATACTGTAACTGATTGAGAAATGTATTCTGGAATTATTCTCATTTTATGCTCCTAAATTAATTTAAGGTGGTTATATGACTACTTGTAGTGAAAGCAGTGAACGAGATGACACTCTACCAATTGATAGGGTTGAAGTCAAGGACTCTGTGATGTTTTATTTAGATGGGGTCTTATCTTCTGATTTATCAGAAACAACCCTAAATTTAATAATTGAAAAATGTGTAGGTAAATTTGTAGATAACCAAACCTACACTTGTGACGTTATCTATTGTTCATTACTGGAGTCACTAAAGTACTTAATACGTAAGAGTTATGTACAAGATGGTGGTGATAGTGTGGGTACGCTTACCAAACGTAGAGAAAAAGATGGAACTACTGAGATTGAAGTTGGGTACTCTTCTACATCAGGTCAATCTTCTGAAAATGGTTGGGAAAAGTTATATGAATATTTTCTAGAAAATCCTTCTGATATTTGTGAATGCCTTCAACCAACTTACTCATCTACGTTTGGTTTAGTTTCTATCGGCGGTACTCGTAAAGATGTTTATGATGCTATTGAAAACGGTGAAAATAACAAAGGTATGTGGGATAGAAAAAGTATCGGAACTAAATTTTCATCACATAGAGAATATAATAGACGTGAAGATCTCAACAGAAGTAAATACTGGAGAAAATAATGACTACTAAAACAGTAGATAAAAACTGGTATGATGGTTTTGTATGGTTAGAACTCTCTCAAGGTTTGAGTCAGTATAAAATACAAAATAAAGGTACTGGTGTATTAGTTATTCAATTTACAAACACCCCACCAGACCCAGATAACACAGACGGATACCAGATATATCCACAAGAATCATTTATCTTGCCTCTAAGTGTAAGTAACTTTTATATAAGAGCCTACGACTATTCTTGCAATATAGAGACTACGGAATCTTATAATATGGAAGATTTATCCGTTCTCCCACAAGATCTCTACTCATCAACTAAAGCTGGTGTTAGACGTTTACAAGTAGACCACTCTCAAACAGGTTTTTGGGATGGAAGAGAATTCCGCATCTTTGAGCCAATTGATTTATCTGGTACAGGACGTAAGGTGATCAGAATTGTCGCAGCGACTGACTTCGTCCTACGTTGGCAAGCGTTATCTGCTAAATCGGGCAGTATCGTAATGAAGGCTTATCGTCTAGCTGATGGTGGTACAGATACTGGTACATGGGCAGATACAATTTACAAACTACCCAATAATATTATGTCGGATGTCGAACCTTACACACCACAAGTTGCGTATCAAACAGGTGGAAATTTCGTACCAACTGATATAGACCTATATAGGGATAAATTGGAAGTGTTAGTTTCAAATGCCACTGCTCAACAATCAACTGTTGGTGCTAACACAGCACAAGAACGTGGATTATCTGTTAACACATATTACCTTGTATTCACTGGAAATGGTATTGGGGATTTCTTCTCTATCATAGAAGAAAGGAATATGTAGGTTAAATTGTAATTGTATGGCTTATGGTTGAGTTTTAATATAATGTTAATGTAGTTTACTCACCTATATGAAAGAAGCCCTCAGAGACAATCTAAGGGCTTTTATTTTATCTAAAACGTATCTGTTACATCAACAATATTTTCACCAGAATCTGTTATGTGATAAATACGTTGATTTGAACTTCCAAAGAATTTACCTGACACTTTTAAATCTTTCTCAAACTTACCGTCTACTAAGTAATCTATCGTTGATAATATTGGTGATAGTTGTTGTGACGATTGTATTTGAGTAAGAGTGTATCCTGTAAATAATACAATATTTTTATCTTGTAATTCATTTTTAATACGTTTACACAATTTTAGTATTTCAGGTACATTACGTTTAAAAAGTGGATCTCCTCCTTGCAAAACTAAATTATTTATATATGGTTTATCTAAATAAGATTGCAACTCTTGGTAAGTATCTTCTGTAAAAAGTTGACCTGATTTTGGGTTATGTGATGAGGTATTAAAACACCCACTACATCCGTGAGAGCAACCACTAACTTGTAATACCGTTGACCATCCCTTAAAATCAACACAAGACGCATTTATAATTGCCATATATTTCACAACAATAACCTCTAGATTAAAAGGCTACGTATGTAGCCTATATTATTAATAATGCTTAACTCTAAATGAGAATTCTTGTTGTTTACCTTTATTAGCTGGGCGTTGAACAACCTCACCAAGATAACCACTTATACGTCTATATACACCTAATTTTTCAGGGTGGCTCTCTCCACAACTAGGGCAAACATAACAACCATCTTCCGTAGAAGGCATTTCACCACTAAATCCACATGTTAAGCACTGGTCAATTGGTGTATTAGTCCCAAAATAATTCATCTTTTCCATTGCATAATCCCAGACAGTTTCTAGTCCATCTAAATTATTACTCATATCAGGAAACTCACAATAACCAATATTGCCTGCTGAGGATATTGCATGAAAAGGAGCCTCAAAATCAATCTTCTCAAATGGTGTTACTTTTAACCGTGTATCTAAATGGAAAGAGTTAGTAAAGAAATCCTTATCCGTTACATTTGGGATAACTCCATATTTTGTTCTGCACCTCTCTAAAGCTCTAGAGCAATACCCTTCACTTGGAGTCGAATAAAGAGAATATCCATAATTTTCTTCTTTTTTCCACTTGTCACATTTATCTCGTAGAAATTGTACTACATCTAATGTGAATTGGTAAGCCTCTTTGTTATCAAATACCTTATCAGTGTTGAACATGTAACAAGCCAGTTCATGACAACCAATAAAACCAAGACTTAAAGATGCACGCCCTCCTTTGAATATATTTGCAATTTTATCCCCCTCTTTTAATCTAACACCAAACGTACCATCTTGATATAAGATAGGTGAAATATCAGAAGTAGCATTATCAAAAATTTTAATACGTGATTTTAATGCTGTATGGCACACTTCACTATATTTATCTAACAATTTCCAGAACTTTTCAAAATCCCCTCCACTCTCACAACCAATCATCACAAGATTCAAAGAATCTACCCCTAAATTCTGACGACCATCTAGAACTTCGTTACCATTCTCATCTTTCCAGACTGAAAGGAACGATCTACA